GGCATTAGCTGTTTTCAATGTCTTTTCTGGCTTTCTTAAACTCTTTGATCACTTCAACGATCGTTTTACCTTCCTGTTTATCTATAAAATTAAAAATCCAACGGACTAAAGCCCAACCGGGTAAACCACAAACAAAGAAGAACCCACCTAGAGCAATCATCCCCCATACATCAGTAACCCATTCATGAAGTCCCCACTTCACAATAATGAATGAGCCGCCAGCCAAACTTGATACAACCGTACAGATCAAACCAACTGCCCATTCTTGAGGTGATCGTGGCATACGTGTCATCAATACAACTGCTGCAACTAAAGCAACCGCTAACGTCACCATAATTGCTGCACCATAAAATTTTAAAATTGCTGTTAAACCGCTTGTTGAAACTGGTTCCATTTATATCTCCAGAAAATTTAGGCAATAAAAAAGCACCCGAATTGGGTGCTCAAAGTTCTTTTAAGATTTAAAGTGTTTGTAGAATTTTCCCTCCATTGATCAATTGAGTTGTAAGTGGTGCCACCCCAACAATTGCAGGTCCACCCGGCCCCGGCTGGCCTTCAGTTGTGCCATGGTATTGCCAGTTCCATGTTCCATCATTGGTGGACTTGGTACCGCGCTGGCCCCAACCTCCACCATCACCAGACAATGGAGATCCATATCGATCATTTTGGGTTCGGTAACCTTTACCGGGTACCGAAGCTTCGGCATCGGTTACTTTGACAACCATAAAGTCACCATTTAAGTACCAACGCCAGTCTTGTGAATCGTTAGTAATAGGTTGTCCGGTCATAACCCGACCAAAAGGTGCTCCAGCTCCACCGGGAATACCCTGAACTCCATACGATAATCCTGTATAAATACCGCTTGGTGTTGCTCCACCACCTGAGCCGCCTCGAGCCAGAGTTCCACCATCAATAATCAGGTTTAGTTTACTGTGCCGGTTTAATAAACCGGGTGCTCCCTGAAAACCGTCACGGCGGGGTTTTGTAAAGTTATAATCCGGATCGGTAGACCATGCACCAAATGCCAAATGTGGCAACCCGCCATCTCCACCACGTCCAACAACAGCACCTTTAATAGTCAAATTTACCACGAGATCAGGTGGGAACTCACCAGTATCAATAGCAGGTAATTCTGATGCAGCTGGAACGATATACTCTCGTTTTGCAGGACTAGAGTTATAGTCGAATTTATAGACAAATCTGGTTTCCGGTCGATAAGAACTTGAACTTGAAACTAGTGCACCTGCTTCAACTACAAAACTGATTTCGCCAGTCGTTGGTAAATCACCTCTTTGCATCTGATACAAACGTGCCAGATTAATATCAAGCTGGTCATATCGAATATAAATCGGTGAATCATCTACCGGTACATCAATGAAGTCCTTGTCATTGAGGTAATAACGTTCATCGTAATTAATTGCAGTAATTGTATTAGAGAACTGGTCAGCTGGTTCTCTTTTTGCAACCAGATAAGGTAATGAGCCTTTGGTATCGTCATTAACTACCGTGTAGATAGTATTCACAAAGTCATCGGGACTAAGCTTTAAGGCCCCGTTCGGTAAACGCCCTAAAACAACTTTGTTCTTGGCTGAACCCGGTGTAATAGGAATTAGGTCCACGGTACCATCCCCCATTTGCAGATAGATCACATAGCTCTTGCCTGCAATGAAATCTACATCATGGCTTAAGGTGAGGATTAAACCCTCTTGCTGTACCACTTCCCCGCTTTGATGAATACCATTGCGATAATCTGCTACAGCAATACGGTCACGTAGCACAAGCAATTCAGACTCAGGCGCCGCATCAAAGGTGATGGATTTACGTTGAAACCGAAGCTTGTTCCAGATCCGGTACGCATTAAAATGAGCTTGCCACTTGTTTCGTACCCCAACGGATTTCACTTCTTTCGGGTTCTTTGCTCCTTTGTCTGGCAAATAGATATTGATACGACTATCGTCGGTCGGATCCGTGTATTCATAGATCAGTCCATCGTAGTCATCCATCACGCCAAAGGTTAGATCATGCTTGTAACTATCTGGAATGATATTCCTGAAGTTAAACAGCATTACCGAGTTATCAGTTGGCCGTTCAAAATAAAGCTTGAGCTTGTTGTTTTGTCGATAAGCGGTACAAAAAACTGCATCACATAGATTGGTGACCAGCTCTTCAAAAGACAGGTTTGTATCATCAATCGTAGTACAGAACTCAGCCGCAAGTGGTGTACCAAAATAATCAACTACATCGTTATAAGTCCGATAGATATTTTCCAGATCTATTTCGTCGATCGTACGGCGGCCTATCTTGTCATCCAGTGCCATTGAAACCAATGCATCAGCAAAGCTTGATGTTGGAAATAGCTCTGTCGTCATTGCGCCGTTTTTAAAAGTCGGTAACATCCGCTGAAGATCAAAATTGATCTTGCGGGACTTAACAGATAAAGCTCCAGTGGTTGCATAAGTGCGCGCACGAAAAACCGTTTCATGTTCATACACTGTGCTTTGCAAAGGATAAGCACCATAAAGCGCCTGCCACTTTACTTCATCTACTACCGTTGTAACCGCCGGTGTTGGTGTTAAACGACGTGCACGGACACTACAGCGACCTTGAAATGTCACCATATCCAGCGTTGCGCCAACTGTCTGACGTGACTTTGCCGAACCCTTTAGAATGATCTGCTTTAGCATTGGATTACCAATGGCTGCACCCGATTCATTTACCGGCGTTACTTCTACTTCAATCGTGACGTTTACAGCTCCCTGATTTCCACCTGAAGAAACTGTGTAAAGTCCATTTGTGGCCACAAAGTTACATAGCACCCGACTTCGTTCGACATTGTCCAGAATGAATGGACCAATCCACTTTTCACCTATTGAACTGATCTTTGGTGATAAAGCTGCTGTTTGCTGGTTATTTAACTCTTTAAGCTTTAACCAGTTAGCATTAACGGCCGCCGGATTTGATAACGTCATTCGATCATCAGCTACCGATAGAACACTGTAAGTGCCGTTTAAATCATAAGTCTGGCCGTTAAACGTGAATGAGGCATTCGTGATTTCTACGCGGTCATTACTTACAAACTTAGTGGTTAAATCTGTGTTGTTTGCCGTTGCCCGAAGAATCTCGTTTGGATATGCAAAATGAAGGTAGTTCGTACCTTCTAAAGATTGTGTATCAGCAGGACGTAAAACTTGGCCATTAACAGAAGTTTGATGCTGAACTGTTAAGGGTGGAGTTGTAATTTCGGTACCAAGCGAGAAATATGGCTCACCCGAGACAATATCGACACCCGGTCGAAAGACTTCTACCGATGCGCCGGCAATATCAACAATGTTGGTTTCACCGTCATATGCACCGTTAATTTTATAGTGACCACGACCAATACAACCAACAACATGCTCTACTTCGACATTGTTTTCATATACCTTGTAAGGCACAGTAATCAGATCAGGGGTATCGTGAGCTGCACCATAAATATCTGCGATACGACCATTTACGCGAGTTTTATTTTCACGGTTTGATAATTCGTTATTTGCAGACGAGGATTGATTGTTATTCTGGTTGGTTTGGGTAATTGAGGGCACAGGCATTAATAATGCAACAGCCACACCCATAACTATAGAAGCAACCGCTATCCAAGCTAGAGTTATGGGGTCTATACCCTTGGGATTCTCAATTACAATGAAAGTGCCTGGCAAGAAATCGAGCTGCTTTAATTCATATGCATTCTTCGGTGTGACTTCATTCGCAAATGAAATTTCCGCATGATCCATATTGCTTATGGTATGAAAAATACGGACATGCTCAGGCATATGGTCATATTTTGAAGTAAGCCATTGACCCAAAGTTTCAGCATGTTCAATTGTTTTGTCTTCGGATAAAGGGTCTTGTTTATAAATAATCTTAATCATAGAAACTCACACGATTAAATCCAAATGCTTGAACGACTTGAATTGGCATCCATGAAACGCCTGATTCCTGCAAATGCAAAATACGCCCCAAACGAAAAAGCCCCACATGTGGGGGCTTGTTTCGGTATCTAGAGTGAAAGGCGACTATGCAGCCTTCCTTGGGCATGGGCAATGGATTTAGTAACTTCAATCTTGATGGCAGAAATACCTTCTCTTTGACGGGCTTCATAAAAAACTCAAGCGCCTCTCCTCGATCAATATCATATAGATCCAATGCAGCTTCATGAGCAAAATGAACACAGTTGTAGTTTTCCTCGTCATATTGTCTATCAAGCAAATGATCATGACTTTTCATATAGCCACCTTGAGACCAGTAAAGCGGTCTAGTGCAAAGATATCTCCAGTTTTAGCGGTATTTAATCGTGGAGATTCAGCTTTGAACGTCACAGCTTTATGGTTCATGGCAACACTGGAGAGTTGCAGTCCAAGTAAATAAAACATTGGAGAGTTCAGATTGTCTGAACTGTAAATCCGGTAATTTACGGTTGGCTTTACATCTGGATATTGCCCTTCGATTACCCGTTCAAACTCATCTGGCATCACATCACCTAGACCAGAGATAGAAACGGTTAATGTCTGGTCCAGATCACCCAGCATTCCGGATCTTTGAATAGATGCTGGCAAAAATTCATAATAGACCTGACCGGATCCTTCCTTATGTTGTACATACACCCCACGATCATCATTACGAACTATTCGGTATATGTTCATAAAGGAAGGATGAGAAAGCTCAATACATTCCAGTTGATAAACATCGACTTTACGATTGAAAAAGAACTTGGCGTATTCGTTATCCATTAGACCTCCCAATCCTTAATCAAAGCTATATCGGCCGTAAGGTTAGGCTGGTTTTGAACAACTTCGAGCTGTGCATTTACCCGGTAAAGGTTGCCATTCACTTCATTGGTCTTGAACGAGTTCGGAATGAAATTGCATTGGTATTGCTGACGTGTTCCTTGGTCTATGACCAAATCCGCATAGAATGAAGCTGGCTTATTCTGATAGATCCGCCAGAAAGCCATCATTTTATTGAAATCGGTTTTACTTAAATTCCAGTTCACATCAACAATGTGGCTATTACGTTTTACATCGATGTAATAGCGACCACGACCGCCGTCCATCTGCTGACGTTTCACATCATCACCCGGTGTTACGCCATAGCCGCTGGTCTGAGGATTTAGCTTTAACTTGTACATAACTTTCCTTCAGGTAATAAAAAACCGACCTCATAATGGGTCGGTATAAAAGTATCTTTAACAACTAAAGTCTTGATATTTCTTCAGATATCTGACTAGATTCATGTAAAATATAGTTTATTAATTGATTTGAAATCGTTAGATGAAGATGATAGTCAGCTGTTGTTCTAAACCTCTTTAATTTTTGTATTCGATTTTTGATTTCCGCAGCTCTTTTCTGAATCATTTCAGACGTTGAACCCGCAGGGTACCCACTAAGTCTGCTATAGACTTTTTCATGAGCTCCACATTTTGTCTTTGTTACTGGCCATAATAGTCGTTGTTCTAAATGATGTCGGACTTCATAAAAAGCATGGTAATAAGCACGCCCTATAATATTCCTTTTGTGACATTCATCATATTTTGTAGAATTACCTAACAGCTCATAACAGTAATTTAGTGTATCTGTAGTAGCCATTTTTCAATCCACGCCCACTTCATAAGGAATAATAAAATATGAAAGTTTATTCAGTTCATCAATTAAACCCTCATCATAGCATTTACTAAATATTTCTGAATTCATAGCGTCAATCTCATCAAAACTTCTATCGACATAAAGCAATATTAAAAATTCATCATCAATAAAACTATATTCATATTTTCGACACCGAACATTCCTTGAGTTAAAACATTTAAAAAGAATTGAACCGATATGTTTCAAGACTCTAGAATCAATTTCTAGTTTATTTTTAATTTCAAAAAACTGAATAAATTCATTAAAGTCTTCCTTTTTAAATCTTTTATAATAATTTAAATCATCATTTAAAATTCCATCTAGAAAATAAGTTATAGGTTTGAAGTCAATAGGAATAAAACTTTCTAAGGGTAAATTTTGTTTACTACACAAACTTATAATTTTATCAATATTTTCATTAGCACTAGAAAAATCTACTGAGCTAAGAAAAACAAAATAAAGATTCGATAAAATTGATACACTATTGCTAATTTTCAGTACTTCTCGAGCGTATTGATGCGCAAGAATAGGATTATCAAAATACATTTCAATAATACTGTTGCTTAATAAAAACCAATCTAGTGGCTCAGTTTCTTTAATATCATTAAGCAACCGTTTGCATCTAAAATACTGAAATTCACTTATCGATCCAGTAAGAACAGCAGAGTTAATAATATCGGTTACTTCTGATGACTTAGTTTTAGGAACTGGAGGAAGCATAAGAATATTCACCAATTTTTTGAAATTTTGTCCTAATTTATTTAAAAAAGCTACCTCTAAAGGTAGCTTTTAAATTAACGATTCCGTCTTGCTGTCGTATTCTCAGTCAAAGACCGACTAATGGTTGAGTTTGGATTTGCGATTTGGTCACTTACAAGTTTCGGTACCTTTCTTGGAAGCTGCTTATCCAGTTCATCTGTAACAATGATCCGGACAGTTTTCTCATCCAATTGTTCAGCTTCAACAGTTGCACCACTGACTTGATTCACGACTTCAATCTTGAAATTGATAGTTGGAGAGGATTGCTCAATTGAAGGCATAATCTCAGCTTGAGGGCGTGAAGTACGTCCTAAAGTAAAGTCCTGAACATCATCCAGATTTGAGCGATCCTGAACTATACCATTGGATGAGAAGTAGACCTTGCCATCATGGAACAGGTCAGAATTTGCCGAAGAAGCTAACTTAGGTGTGTCTCTATTACCCTTATAGATAATCTGAGTATCTTGAACTGGTTGATTAAAGATGTCAGCCTGCTTTTGGCTTTCTATAAAGGCACTAGAGCTCATCATTGCACGGCGCATGACACTATCTGCCGAGGCATTGTTATTGAGAAAAGCTTCAGGGTTTGCACTCTTACGCATTTTCTCAACTAAACCAACTCCGCCCCAGCGTTTAATATCCTCTTGGGACCATACAATTTCGCCTTTGTGCACAGCTCCGGCAACTTCATATTTCCCACCACGACCTGTATAACCACCTTCAGCAAAACCTTGATCTTTGATTGCCCGGATGTTTGCAATGATGCTAGCGCCTTGAGCAACCGCCCCAGCAATCAATGGTAAATTAAGAGGAAAACCAGCTTTTGAAGCTGCTGCAATATTTTGCTGAATCGCAATACCAGCAGCTGCAATGGCATAAGCTTTATCAGCGGCGAACATGATCTTATATGCTTTAGATTGCTCTCCAAACATTGAACCAAACATCGATGTAAGTGAACCCATCATTTGGCCACCAAATGCAATTTGGGTGTTCAAACGATCTTGCTGATATTTATCTTCAATATCCTGAACATTCTTTGCATGTTCAGCAGCAATCTGATTACGTTGGTCCTGAGCAGCTTGAATGATAGCTGTTTTCTGATTTTCGTAATCCTGTTGTTTAATGAGTCCTGCTTCCATTTGAGCATCAAGACCATCTAAAGAGTTTTGTTCATTCAGATCAGTAGCAGCAAATTGACTATCTGCTAAATCATTTGCAGCATTTAAACGGCTAAACCGCTCCTGATCCTGTCTGAAGAACTCGCTGGTACCATTCATATCAGCCTGAATACCACCCCAGTTTTGAACAGCATTATTCACTTTATCGCGTGTCTCTTTATCCTGATTGGCTTTAGATAATGCGATTAGCTTTTGCCGCTCTTCTATAGAAAGCTTGGTATTCTTAAGAATTTCCTCCCGTTCTAGTCTGTAACGTTCCTGCATGGCTTGCGTTTCCGAAAGCAATGATAAACGTGCCTGAAATAAACGCTGTTCCTGAGCTAATTGCATTAACCCAAGTTCTTGCTTTAATTGTTGAGCTAATAGATCAACAGCCTCTTTACGCTGATCTTTAGTTAAATCTAGGTCATGCTCGGCCTCAAACTGACGCTTGGCATAGCTATCTTTTAATATTTGCTCTTCCGTCTTTGTGTAGTCTCGGAATGAATCAAGCTTAGTCTTTGTAGCTTGCTCAGCAATAGCAATATCATTATCTGCACGTGCTTGAAGTTCTGCTTTAATTTCGGCCTTGCGTTCTGGGTTAAAGTTAGCTTTATCAACATCCTCAAGTTTTTTGGCCAGATCATTCCTAATCTTTGTTACTTGATTAGCAACCTCATTCTCTAACTGAAGGCGAAGTTTTGCCTGCTCCTCAGCCATTTTAGTTGTATCTTGAATAAGCTTATCAAAGTCTTTTGATGAAATATCGCCAGCAGAATAGCCATTAATACCAGCCATATAACTTTGATAGTCTTTCCAGTATTGATTATTATTTTTACCAATACCTTTACCCTTCATTACATTGCCTTCACCTGCATGATATGCACGTACAGCCTTCTCTAAATCACCTTTAAAAAGTTTCAAAAGATAAGACATGTACTTAGCCGCACCTTCAGCAGACTGTGCTAAATCAGTGCGGTCTTTTACGCCATATTGCTTAGCAGTACCTTCGAGAAACTGAAATCCACCAGTGGCTCCGGTTTCTTTGTTATAGGCTTTTGCATTACCTCGAGATTCGATCATATGAATCGCGGATAATGTTCCTGATGGAAGTTTGTATTTAGACTCTAGATCTGCAAAGCCGAATTTTGAAGCATTCGCTAGGACTTTCGCATTTACACTTAGTACTTTTTGCTGATTTTTAAGCTCCTTGTTTTGCTCACGTATAGAATCAGTTCTAGCATCCGTGATGGCTTTGATTGATTCTTCTGCTTTCCAAGTATCCGTTAATGCTTTCATAGCCTCTCGGTCTGCTGCCTTAAGACCCTTAGCTAATGAATCTTTATAAAGCTTCAGTAAATCATTAGCCTGAGACTCAGAAAAACCTTTTTTCATTACTATCTCGACAAATTGCGTATCCCACAATTTATCTGCATACAATTTCTGTAAGGACTTTTGAGCCTCATCTGCAGCCTGTTTTGTATTCTTGATAGCATCAGCATGCTTCTGTTGCTCAATTGCTGCATTTTGGGCTTTATTACCCGTTAAGGTAACTTCAATACCAAACAATTTAATGGCTGTTTTGGTCTTATCAGCCTTTTCATAAGCTTCATTATATTTGTCGATTTGCTCCTTTAATGCATCTCTTAGGCTTGGGGGTAACTTCTGCTTAGCAAGTTGCTCCATAGCCTCCTTGTAGCTAATCGTGCCCAATCGAGCTTCATTAGAAATCCTTGTAAGTTCAACATTACCTTTACCGTAGTTTTGAATATCAATTAAAGCTGAACCAACAGCCATTTCTGTTTTTTTCAACTCCTCATTTTGAGCTTTAAAAGCCGTTGTTAAGTCATTAATAGCTTTGGTTTTTGCCTCACCTTTTAAGCCTTTTAATTCTTCAGCAGTACGGTTAGCCACTTCGGCTTGTTCAGCGAGAGTTCTATTCGCTTCTTCTGCCTTACCTTTAAAATAAGTGTAAGTTGCAGCCAGAGCGGATACACCTAAGGTAATTGCTCCAATTGGACCCCCGATAAGTCCTAATGCTCGGCTACCAATACTACCAACTAAAGAAGAAGCTGCTGAGAGGCGTGTTTGCGCAGCAGTTTGTGCATTTGTAGCAGCAGTTACTGCTGCCTGTGCTTGTGCGTATCGAGTTGCTGCCGCAGTTGCTCCAAATTTAGCTTGGGTTTCTGCATTTGTTGCTCGCACATTCGCGAGATGAGCTTTTGCTGCATTCAAAGCAGCGGTAGCTTCTGCATATTCTGCTTGAGCATTTAATACAGATGCTTGGCGGCTCGCTAAAGTTGAAGCCATTCCCTCTTTAATAGCAGCGCTCTTAATCAAAATTGCACGAGTTATATAACCAATACCAACGACCAAAGCCCCATCAGCAATTAAATCTAAATTACTTGCAAGAGTTTGAACTGATCCAGCTAATACCTGTGCCGCACCACTTCCCTTACCTGCTTCGCCAACAAATTTTGTGATCTCGTTGTTTAGGAGTGTGAGAGACTGCCCGATTGTGATATCTGTTTTAGCAAAAAGAGCATCAACATCAGATTCTACATTTCTAAGCGCTTTTACAATTTCTTGTGAAGTAATTTTTCCTTCAGCCGCAACTGAACGCAACTCTCCTACGGTGATCCCCATACCTTTAGCAATAGCCTTTGCTAGAGCTGGTGTTTGTTCCATAACTGAGTTGAGTTCTTCACCACGTAATGTACCGCTTGCCAAAGCCTGCCCGAATTGAACTAAAGCTGCATCAGCAGCTTCTGCACTTGCACCACTAATTGCTACAGCTTTAGAAACTGTTTCAGTTAAACGTGCTGTGTCATCCATTGTGAGGTTTAAAGTTTTGGCATTATCACTAAAACGCTGGTAGACCTGTAGAACAGAATCCCATGCTGAATAGGTTTTTTGAGCAATTCGGAAAGTGTCTTCCGTAGCTTTATTTAGTTCAACTTGATTATTAGTGACCAACTTAAGGCGGTTTTGTAGTCCAGTATATGTATCCATCTTTGAAATGGCTGAACCTACTGTTAATAAACCAGCCATATACCCTGCTAGTGCACGAGTTGCTACAGACATCCGGTCCATAGATTTCGAGGCGAAATCCCCTTTTTTGGTGATGCTATCCAATTCAACTGATAAGTCTTGTGCAGTGCGTTTCGCACGTTCCGAATCAATAACAATTACTAAGCGAGCTTCTTGAGCCATTTGACTTTCCTCTAGGTAATAAAAAACCGCCATAAACGGCGGCAATAAATCGAGACTTAACTAGGCAATACTTTTTGACTTTTCCAAGATCCATGAAGTTATCTCAGCCCCTAGATCTCCATACATTAATAATTGATAAGCTGATTTTGGCGAATAACGCGTTTCTTTTTCACCAGCTATTCCTGTTTTTGAAAGTTCAATATTTTCCCAATCCTGTATAAGATGAGTTGCGATAATTTTGGCAAACTCTTGGGCTGATAGCATGGCACTCATTCTAAAAATACTTTTTTTGGTACAAAGCATTTTATAGGCCTCACCAAATTCAGGATCAGAAAAAGGCTTAATCCTGAAACATCCAAAAACTTGATCATTTTTCTTAAAAACAAACCATTTGGATTTATCCGTCATATTTGCTTCCAAAATTTCGGTAATAAAAAACCGACCATTGATAGGTCGGTTTTAGGCTTTAATCGCTGCAATGATTTCAGGTAATTTCCAGATTAGAATTGGTATGGAAAACAAAATTAAAAAGGCAATAATTGTCTGCCATAAGCCATACTTTTCAATAGACACTTTCATAAGCTCCACTATTGGTTTAAAATGCTCCATATAGATTTACTTTCCTCTTACTTTCGTCGGTGGGTGGAATGAAAAACCCCAGTAGTTAGCGCTACTGGGGTTTTGTTTTGGGTATTAAAAAACCCACTCAAATGAGTGGGTTCTGTTTAAAAATAATTACTAAGCTGGGCAGTTAAACCAGTTCGGTCGTGCTAGAAATCTTTGTCCATTAGACATGGCTATCACCGAACAGTCTGCATCGATCAACGGCTCATTTTGTAGGTTCCTGAAATCCAACAATCTAGCAATATCTCGTGCTGCTTCATTCGCTTTCACTACTAAGTGTGAGTAATACGCGAACTTCTTCACATCAAGCATTTTTACAGCCAGCAGAACTGGAACGATTTCATCATTTTCTATGATGACTGCTTCAGTAAGTTTGCGAACCAGCTCATAGGCGTCTTTATCAAATAAAGGATCTTGAGGTTTCTTTTCCTCTGGCTTTGCCCTTAAATCCATAACTTCTAAATAATGCTTAGCATCCTCAAAGTGAATAGCTCGTAATTCTCGGTAACTTGCTGAGTATTTAAAGTGGTTTTTTAAACGACTCCACATTTGCACAATCAAATTTTTATTACCTTTTGCTCTTGTATGAACAATGTTATAAAGAATGCCAGCTTGTTCTGGTGAGATAGTTTGTTTTCCATTAAGCAACCACTCCATCACAAGTGAATCGTAAGCTCGGATAACCATCAAGTGGAATTTGGGACTAATCCACATTGCATATGCGTAAACAATTTCCTTAACTACATATGTTCCTCTGTTGTCACCACCATTGACTACTTTTACAGCACTCCTCATATTTGAGGAGTGGTCATTATCTGAACTCTGCAAATTTGCAGAGTGGTCAATTTCATTTATTAACTCTTTAATTTGCTCAGTTCTTAAAAAGTTAGATGGCTGGTGTTTCTTTTCACCACCACTTGCTTTATGAAGGTCACCCAACATAAAACGGCCTTCTTCATCTTGGCGAATGGTAAAATCACCAATAACTAATGGCTTATTATTTGGATTTAAAAAGTTTTGTGTTAAATTAGACATGTTGTCTTTCCTGTAGATTGCGACTTCAATCAAGCCCTGTCCGCCAAGATCACGGGCTTTTTTGTTGTCTATTGATTTCATGCTTTCGCACCTTCAATTTCTTTACGCATATTCTTAATCGCTTGATTAATTACATAATTAACCGGTCTTTCATTTTCCTCTGCTACTTTCTTTAACCATTCATGAAGCTCGTGTTCAATTCGCAAGTTAAACTGCATCTTGCGTTGTGGTTTCGATAACACTCCCATTTTATACTCCTATCAATCGGGTATGATTAAATATAGAATTAATCGGGTAGTATTGTCAATACCCGAATAATAGAATTAATATCTATGTTAAATTTGCGGTATATGGTTTATTTCCATGAGTAAAAATGGTGGTCATCTCACAGTCCAGTACAATCTACGCTGGTCAGAAGAACTGAGAGACAAAATCGCTGACGAAGCTAAGAAAAATACTCGTTCGATGAATCAAGAGATTATTGCTCGTTTAGAACACAGTTTTCGGTCTGAGTCAGCATCAAAACCATTCCTTTCTTTTGATAAAGATACCTCACATCTGGTTATTGGAGATGCTGAGGAGCGTAAACGCCTAGCCCAAATAGCTGCTAAAGCTGTTTTTGATGCTTTAGGACAAAGCCTAGATCAAGATGATGATGAAAAAAAAGCACCCTAGGGTGCTTTTTTAATTACGATAGCAACCAAATCAACCCGATCAACAATGCTACACCCACCATTAATCCTATTATCCATTCAGATGCTGGATAGCCAAGAATCAAATTATTATCATTTTGCGGTTCAATAACTTTCGTTGGGTATTTGGGTTCAGGGTAGCTTGGTTTGACTGCCTTAACCGGCTTATTGCTCAGTGGTGGTGGAATACCTATATGCTCTTTACTGCGAGCGGTAGATCTTTGCTTCAAAAAGTTATCATTTACCTTTTTAATTTCCTGTTCACTCAAATTCCTCTCTTTTGGAGCCACCTCATCATCATTGGGAGATAAAGGGAAGTAAATTTCAACTAAATCTCGAACAGAAATATAGTCACTGTTGGGTAGAGCCTTAAGTAACGATAAAAATTTTTTAAACGGCTGTTTTTTATAGGCTCGATTGTAATAAGCCTCTAATTTTTTCTCTAATGTAATAATTGGTCGATTAGCTGTATAAGCCGCCTTATAAGTGTAAGATATACTGCTTAAAGCATTCTTATGCTTGCCCTCTAGTCTTAAGACATTTGCCATATCTTCATGTGGTGAGGAGTCTATAACCAGTGTTTCTGTTTTAGAAAAACCCATCCTACTAGCATGCTTTAAATAGTAATCTTTTTGATGGTTTAAATGTTTCCATGCATCGTCAAAACGCCTTTCTTTAATAGCAATCTGTGCGAGTTTCTTGCTATTAGCGGCATGCCCCAGATAGTCATCCAATATCATATCTATTCAGCCAATCACATTTAATATTCTGTTTAGTCAAGTTAATTCTCTCGAACAACTATTACTTTGTGTTTAGCTTATCTTTGCATGCTGGTGAAGCGAATTTAAGCCCATTGTCCCTTATCATTTTATATCCTCCTCCAAGCGCATAATTAAGCTCAAGAGATGTTGGAGTGAAATTACTTATTTTCCAGTAAGTCCCATCCTGAGAATAGAGTCTATCATTTAATAATTTTACAGACATTACCCTAGCTGTACCTAGGTGGTCTTGGCAAATTACACCCGTCCCATCACTTTCTAGTATTAAAGTCCCAACCAACCGATCAAATTGACCAGTCCAATAACCTGAATTACTAACAGGTGTTGGATGAATATCAAAAAAATTAGCTGTTGTCGCACAACCGGCCATCCCAAAAACCAAACTTAATAAAACAATCTTTTTCATATATAAACCTATCAAATATCAAAATTTAAAAATCAGCTAATAATCCAAATAAAAATTATTAAAGCTATAAATAGAATAACTCCACAGATTATCCATTCAGATTTAGGGTAACCCCATACATTATCTGGATTATTAAAATCAGGTTCTCTTCTAGGTGTTGTTTTCTTAGTATAACTAGAGAACTTAGAATAAGATAAGCCAGTACCTGGAATACCTACTGTTGTGCGAGTACCCTTCTTACTTACATTTACACGTGCACCTTTCCCCCCCCACAGAAACACTTGATAGCCCTTTTTTACTAACATTGACACGGATTCCAGGAGCAATTTTTATACTTTTTCTAAAATTCAATCCCATCACATCACCTATCTAGAGCAGATCTTTTTAGAAGCACTGATGGAACCATCATTACAAACAAACTTACTACCATTGCAATGACTTACCCCACCTTTCTTACCAGAGCACGGTTGTCTGCCTCTACCTGCTTCCGCAACACTTAATGAGCTTAAAACTAATAAAAGACTTAAAATGACTTGTTTCATGGTTTTTTACCGTTTGTTATAAAGTGTACTAACTTTAACAAACTGGTTACTAAATGTCACATAAAGCAAAACCACCCGAAGGTGGTTTCTATCAAATAAAACTAACTAAGCTATTTCACAATTGGTTTGATGCCATGAATGGTTATTTCCATATGAAAAACTAATTTCACTTGGTACTAAAGTTCGTTCCTGATGATTTAATGACTCAATCATACTTCTTAGTTTGCCATCACCTTGAACATGCTCTTTATATAATGCACGAAGTAATAGCTCAGTAGGTTTACCAATTAAACCGCGATCAGCTTCCCAATGTCTAATACTAGTCTCACTGACTCCTAAAAGCCCAGCAAGATTCTTCTGTGACAAGTTTAGTTCTTTACGTAAAAAACGAATTTCCTCACCATTCAAGTCAGGCTTTTGCGTAATTAAGAACAACCCAATGGCATTATGAAGCTCATGAACAGATTCAATAGATACGAGTTCACCATAGTCTTCATCATTTTCAATTGTAAATCCATTGCGCAGCCAAATATTGCTCAGACCGCATTCTTCATAGTGATACATAATTTAGCCTACTCTCTAAATGTAGTGACTACTACTGAGAATTCACCGTTCTCGCTCTGCTTGATTGCAACAGCTGTTGTTATGTATTCGCCTGCAGTGCGAACAGAAACATTTAACTGGCAATCACCACGAGTATTTGGGTACGGCCCCTCAGTAATATCTCCATGCTCAAAACAGCAAATAATTTGCTTCATAGAGATACAGCGTTCTTTCATTCTTTCTTTTGCATGTGCAGTTAACTTGATTTTGCTAGTATCTCTAGCAAATGCTCTAAGTTTTTGTTTAGCTTCAGTTAATGTTAAACACATACAAGCAAACACCAAGGTTCTTGGAAAGAGTAAAAGAATGCTGAACCGTCAAATATTGACGGTAAGGTGATTATTCATCATTTGATAATCACGCGCAACACCTTAAAGGTAATTTTCTGTCAATCCAGATCAAGTATTTTGTAACATCGACTGCGTTATTTTGAGTCGCGTTTAAGAGCAACTGCTTAATTGTTTGACGTTTTGACCAAATTAGGCTTTTCAGTCCCTGGCAATACCTAATTTGGTCACTTACCTTTGCTTTTGGTTGATATCTTCTTATGGCACTCCTCCAAAAACAAATTATCCAACGCAAAAATACAGTCATTAAAAATATGAGCAGCCACTGGCAAATCATTATGCTCAGCATAGACATTGATAGCCTGCTGATCTAAAGATAACGGTATGCTTTGCTCATAACGTCTGGATCGACATATAGTGCTAAATGCCGAAAGAATTGAATCAGCCGCATACGAATATTCTGGCGGATCCGGAATACGGCCGCCTAAGAACTTGATTTGCTCGATTTCGTGCGGCGTTTTCGACGCATACGTTTTTTGGTATTTGTAGAGCTCCATGACTTTCCCAGAATTAAAGCCTTGTCCTTGTCTGCGTCTTCCTGAATCTTCTGGGCCTGTTCTTTAATGAATAGCCAGATTGAAATACCAATATCACCAAGATTAAGAAGCTTTGAGGCATTCTCAGGTGTATATGGCTTTTCGGACTCAACAGTTTTACCGTCTACGATTTCGGCAAATACCACACCTTTCCAGTCTTCGATTAAGTGGGCCGCGCATGCATCCATTAAAAGCTCGTGGTAAAGCTTGGCATCTTCATCTTTGACCATCACATCATAGCCTTTAGACGAGATCTGGTTTCCTGCCCGTTCAATAGCTACCTGAAAAGGCTTATAAGCGATACCACGGACTTTGAACTCAGCCTGTACATCGCCATCAGCACCCTTGTATTCACACCATTTTGATACGTCTGAGCTTTTAATAATTCCGACTTTTAAAGCCATAACAACCTCTAATTTTTAGAAATAAAAAAGCCCATGGGTTTCCATAGGCTTTGTTACTGAATAAGTTGATTACACAAGAGCACGTACAATCGTTGGACTGGTACGCACTTGGGCAAAATTGATATCTATTGTAATAATGTCATCGCCACCACCATCAGGGTGATTTGCTTCCTTAACTTCAAGTTGCGGGAAGTTAAACGAGTACTTACTGCCTTTGGTATCTGTAATATCGAAGGTCAATGTAAATACATCACGGGTTTTAATAGCATCAATCCAAGAAGCAGATGTTGCTGAAAACATGAAATTAGCATTTACGCCAATATCCATCATTTTCTCTAAGTAAAACTCAGGCGTGTACTTACCAGAACCGATACAACGGATCGCTTCCAGATTATTACTAAAGTTGATGGTAAGTGTCTGCAGACAAGCTTTACCCTGAATTGATTGACCATTAATAAGTAGCTTTTCAACATTTGGCATACTCACCAGAGGGCGAGTCGATGCTGGAATAGGATTTGTAACAGGATTAACCTGCTGTCGCGTAAATGAGCTACCTACTAAACCAAAGTTACCAGTGATTTTGCCTGTGGTCTGGATCGTCATTTCACCTGTATTCACTTGAATACCACGATAAATAAAGACTTGACCAATATCTTCAAAGACTTTTACCAAGGTAAGAGACTTACGTACTCCACCACCAAAACTTAAAGCATTTGCAGCCCAGTTATTGAAAGCGAGAACATTTAAGAATAAGTCAAAGGTACCTAGTGATAATTCAAACTCTAGTTGACCAGTTACTTCGGCTTCCGTTACAACAGCGCCTTGGCGAAAACGTGAATCAACTACTTCACTGCTATCTTCAGTAGTAACATTTTCAGTCAAACTATCAGTAACACGGCGAACGGTGTACCAGACTGGATTTGCAGGAGTTGTTCCTAAAACTGCTTCCTCACAAGCATATAATCGAATTTTTGCGCCTGAACTCATTTATGGTTCTCCAAAATTTAGGCAATAAAAAACCCGCTGTTTAAGCGGGTTATTAAAGTGTTTCGTCTGTTTCTGAGATTTCTGGCGGTTCCACGCCATTCATGGCTGCAGCAACTGCCTGAGATAAGTTAGTCGGCTGGAAATCCACTGGTGTTTCACTCAACGGCTCTTCAGGCTCTGGTTCAGGTTCTTCATGCAGACGGATATCAATCCAGCGGCCTTCTGGAATATCAAGTGGATTTTCGAGATCAGCTACAATGGCTGCCTTTTCCACATCAAACTTACGTTTATAAGTTTTAATAGAAAGATCACCATTTTCTAAGGTTGAATATTCAACTGCTACTACCGTATTACCGTTGGCATCCTTAGGTACTTCGATATACCAACCTTCCTGTGCAAAGCCTAAAGAGCCCTTAATCAGATAGTCACCAGTGCCTAATTTGTCAAAAGTGATCGGTTGCTTGGCAGCATCGTTATTTAGCTCAATATGACTTTGGAAAAGCTTAACGACTGGTGAAGCGGCTTTAATAAAACCATTTCCATCAGTTGTAGTATTTTGTGCAGTCAATAAATTAAACCAATTAGACCAAGTACCACTATTATTAAATCGATACTTCAGGGCAGAATATGAGGCAGCTTTCCCAAGCTGAAATGAATGACTTCCATTTGTATATAAACCCATTGAGCGTCGGGTACAGTGTAAAAAGAAACCATAAGGACCAATACTATTACCAGTATCATTTGTTAAAGTGTCATCTGTTCGAAAAAAACCATTATTAAGAGGAGCAACCATATCAGATACACGAGAACCTTCAGCCCCTATCCCCCAATCACCGACTCTTAGTGCTCGTCCCGGCGTAGGATCATATTGACTTGTTGTTGACGCTAGTACAGCAGCAGTTCCTAACCCCAAATTCATTCTAGCTGTCTGTGCATTATCAGCTCCTAATCCTCCCTGAGAAATTGATAAAGGGGTTGTAAGTCCCTTAAGCTCACTAATATCACTATTTACCCCACTTGCAGCTGCGCCTAGGTTAGCTCGTGCACCAGCCGCTGTAGTTGCCCCCGTTCCACCTTGAGAGATAGCTGCAGTACCAACTACTTGAGAAAAGTTGGGTGCCAGATTGGGAATACCTGACGCAAATGGCAACATAAACTGCCGCTTGCCCTGTGAGGCGTTATATGGGAATGGCCGGTGATCCCAACTAAATTTAAAAACAAGATTTGCCATTATGCTGTTACCCCGTCAATCACTTGGAAAGTCAAAGTTTCAGTGTGCTGTGTAGTGCCACTAACTACAGCTTTAATATCCATCTGACACAGCCCTAAAGGCCAAGTTGCAGTGCTTGCACTAGATTTAATGTTCAGCCACCCTTTCTGTGTGCTTTGGCTTAATGCAGTACAAGTTAATGTGGCCACAGTAGCACCATCAGCCAGAGCTTTAACCTGTGAAGTGAAGGTATAACCTGTAAGATCAATTGCACGGCGCACATCATCTGGTGGATATTGCAGGGCTTCATCCATATCAACTAGCTGAAGATTTAAGTTGAAAGTGTCACCACGCTTAAATACAAAATTGCTCATAAGTGATTCCTATAGACATAAAAAAACCACCGATGAGGTGGTAGTGATTAAGACATAAAGTACCTCTCAAAATGGAGGTCTCATAATTCAAATTAATTAATATCTAGGTTTATATCTCTTGTTTCCTCCACTCGTAATACAGTAGTGCCCACCTCTAGGACCCACGCAATAATCCACCACAGCACATGAACAATCACTATCGTAGTAGGTTTTTTTCTGTTTTCTTTCAGAATGATGAGGATGAGATTTTAAGGCCTGATAATTATTTGACGTGGTTGATCGAGACTTTTGTTTAAAACAGCCATCCGTTTCACATAATAGCTTTGTTGATAACCACTGAGGTGATGAGGAATTTAAGGAAATACGTGCCCAGTTTCCTTTCATCTCATAAATATCAACTTTTTCCCCACGTCCTAACTTTCCTACTACTTGACCGTTTGGTTTATCTCTAATATTTAAAGAATTAGTGTTGATATATTTTGATTCGATAACTTCCTCTACTGCACTCTGCGCATTTTCTGAGTCTGAAGTTTGTTTTGGAGAGTTATCATTGCCTGAACCAAAAATCCCTAAAGCTACTAATCCTGCGGCACCCCAGCCTAAAGTTGATTTTTTCATGTTTTACCATTTGTTATAAATTTCCATTACTGTAACAGAATGTAATCACAAATGATAATATGCTGAGGTCATTAAAAATAATCGCCTTGCAGTAGCTTTTTCTTGAACTCAAAGCTCATTATCTAAATCGACACTTACTCCAGTAACAACGTTATGTTTAGGCCCTCCGAGACTAACAACATTAGCCAAGCGTATATTCACATCAGAAACACATAGCTTGTTTTCAGATTGCCATTTGCTCAACTCAACAGACATAACATCTTCAAGATGCCGTTCCAGTTCTTGCCGTTTAATTTCGATTTCTTCTAAAGTCAGCATACATGACATATCAATTCACCTTGTACCCAATGCTCACATTATACTGAATGAAATCAGCATCTTTACCCGCATAAATAGATTGGCCATTCAAACATTCTAAGTGTTCGATTGTGAAATATTCAAAATGAGCAAGTAATGCATCACTCAATTTTGTGATTTCAATTATTCCTGAATTGGGACGTGCAAAGCATTGAATCATGATATTACCGGTACGGCGAGTACATGGCTTATCTGCAATGCCAGAATTAAAACTGGGACCACCTGCAATCGTTAAGCGGCACCAAACACCATCTTTAGGTACATTAAAGCCTGGAGCATTTGGATACTGTATTCTGTCCTGCGCAATACCAGTAAAGCTTTGCATACGATCAATAATAGCTTGCCTTGTTTGCTCTAAAGTCATTGCCATCTTAACCACCGTACTTTTGAGAAATAAAGTTAAACGTGAGGCCATAAATACCTTGTGGTGCTTGATCAGACCAGCCGTTTTCTAAGCGGGGTGCATAAGCTTTATTGTTCTGGATATAAACCAAATTGCCCAATTTAATCTTTACAGCTTGAATTGCTGCATCTTGAATTGGGTTTGTTTCAGGTTCACGCACGCCGAAATCAGCAGATCCAATCGAAACAATATGTGAAGCACGGTATGCTCCAGTATCAACAGGACTTAAATTAACTAAGGATTGCACGGTATCCATGACAATATTCTTTACATGTGCTTCTGCTGCTTTAGACACATCAAGACTAAAACTAGTCGGCTTTTTCCCCTTCCACCCCATGACTTTTAACCTCGCTTTCCTCATACATCTTAAAGAGATCCTGAGCGATCGCCTGAATTGAATAAGCTTCAAACTCAGAGCTCGGTTCTCGTTCACCCATGAGCTTTTTAATCTTTTGCCAGACATGAACAGCTTCATGTAAAAGCAATCCATACACTTCAATCTGATTTCTTTCTGAAGTATCACCAAGCTGAACAACTGCATATGCACCTTCGGAATAGAAATCAACCTGAGCTGCAGCCCCTTCAATAGACAAGAATTGATCGACCTTATTCATGTCCTCAAATAGCAAATCCATATGCAGTTGATTTCGA